TCTAAACAAGGAATGGTGGTAAACAAAGTATCAGTAGCCCAAAGCTTCCTGAGGTTTGTTTCTCTTTTGATTAGTAAAAGAGAATTATTCTTAACTTCAGATGCAATAGCTCTATCAGTGATAAGGTTGTCTGTTGACAACAACTTATGCATTGAGCGTACATCTGAAACTAATTTTCTTAATGTTGACATTATAAATATTGTTTGAATATGTTTGTCATTCCGTTATCTTCTTCTATTAGGAATGCAGTAACTTCAGCCTTCGCACACGTGTATCCATTCTTTTCATCCCATGAACTTTTAGCACTAGAAAAAGCTGGAATTTGATAAAACTTGATTCCATTAAAATCCTGACTCAACTCATGATGTTTATCTCCTGTGAATATGTAGAAGTTGGTATGATAAGACCATTCATCTCTATATTCCATTGGAAAGATTGCAGCTAGCTTTGCTGGCTTTATTGCATCTCCATGATTGAACATTAACGCACTTTCTCCAAAGCTTATGTATTTTCTATATCTAGGAGAACAATCAAATGTTAACCTATCAGTGTTTCTAAAGTAGGTTTGCAACCATGTTATTAGATGCCATCCTACATACTCATCATGGTTTCCTGCTACATATACAACATCTACGTTATTTGCATTCTGTAACAGGAGGGAGATCATTTGAACTTCATATTCACAGATCCTTTGGAAGGATTCATGATATGGTAGGATGTTAGTTTGTGGAGTTCCTTTTGTTGTAGTGTTTGTGAACTCACTATTAAACTCATCCGATCCAATGATGTAAATTAGTTTTTCGAGATTATTTGACAGAGTAGCTTGGTTCAAAATTATTTCCACCTTCTCAAGTATACCACCAAATCTATCGTTTATGTTGTTATCACCATAAACATCATACTTGTTGAGATGTGAATCTTGTTTGTTAATCACAAGACAAGCTTCGCTTTTCCCAGTGATGTATTTAGGAGCAACGATATCTGGAGAACATGGTTTGTATTCATTCAAGAAATCTACAAAAGCATTTTGAAACACCTGACCTTCAGTTTTCTTACCAAGCCAAGCCTTTACTTGCCAATGTGGATTTGAACCATTTCCCCAGTAGTTCTGGACATATTTAGTTATTTCCCACTTACTTGTATCAATCTTACACTTTTCAATAAGATCCTCCAGAGAACGAATTTCTTCTGGACTATTGAACACTATCTCACCTGTACCCTTGATTAAATCTTCCTCAAATCTTACAACAGCTTCTTCAAGCTGATCTATGTAATGTGAAACCTCTGCCTCATTTCTTACCACCTCACTCTTTCTAATTTCTTTTAATAACGCATCCACCTCATCTTCTGTAATCCCTAGTTTTTCTGCATAAAACTTTTTACTTTTCTTCCAGTTTAGCATTTGTTGCAACTGTTCTAAGAGATGCTGGTTCCCTACCATTGGACTAGATTTTAGTTAAAATTACAGTAAAGGTACGAACAATTTTTGAAATTCTCCAAATTTATTTAACCAAATAGATTATCTGTAATAACCAAATTGGTTATAATTTAAACAAAAACTCCCAGGGTAGAAACCCCAGGAGATACCCTGTAAAACCAACAAAACAGGGTTTTTGATAATTTATGGTGCTACCGTGGTGGTAGTTGTGGTTGTGTAAGAGGCACAAAGGTTAGCTATCTCACAGAAAGCTGTAAGAAGGGAAACATTTGTTGCAATTGTTTGTAATAATGTTTCTGCTAAGGTTACTGGATCCAACTCTGCGTCAATCTTTTCTAAAACCAGATTCAGGTTATCATTAGTATTGACACCTGTATTTGGCAGATTTGGACCATTATAACATATTAAATTTGTTGATATTGGATAGCCAGCAAACCATCCGTTGTTACACTTCTTTGGATATACAGTGTTGACAACCAATGGATTACATGGTGAACCTGGAGTACAAGCCATTTATTTAGAGTTTATTTGTTAAGGAATGTACATAATATAATAGCAAGCAAGAACAGGTTGAATGTTGCTATGTGGGCTTCCACTTCCAGTGTTAGCAATTGAAACGCTAATATTTGAACCAGAGGCACTTGTTAAACCTAAACTTGCTCCACTCAAAGCAGATGAACGCATTGCATATTCTTCTCCTGATGTACCAAATGAGCTTTCTTTAGCAATACTTGTTGTATTTGTAGGAAGAACACCAGTTGTATCAACAGCATCTGCTAATGTAAAGTGGGTGTGTCCAGCATCAATTACAGTGACACCATGTGTATGTGAAGGAAGTTGAGAAGTGTTCAAAGACACAGTGTTTGCACCAGCTGTTCCATTGAGAGCATAGTTAGGGTTTGTAGGGGTTGCTGGATCCACTACTGGATCAAGAGCTCCACCACCTACACCAACAATAGCACCCACAGCAGCTCTACCACGTTTGTCAGGTGTTCCATTGTTACCATTACAGAGGTAGATTTTCTCCCAGTCACCTAGTCCTGCACCTGTTACATCAAAGTTTCCTGTAAGAGGTCCGTAGTATTCAACCACTGTATAAGGAACCATCTTGGTGTAATACTTTGTACCATCAGGAGATACACTAGCAAGGTAAGCAGCAATTAATGTATTAAGATCTGCAAGCTTTACATAGTTGGTATCAACATCTAAAGCAAGAGCTGCAAGTTCTACATCTATGTCACAAAGCTTTGTAATAACTGCTTGCAACACAGCATGTGTGTCTGAAGAAGGCGTAACACCTACTAAACAGTCTACATCATAATCAGCATTCAATGTTGTGATGTCAGCAGCAAGTAAATCAACTTGTACCTGCAGATCACAAGCAGCTTTGATGAGAGCTGTAATGTAGTCATTCAATGTAAACTCACCACAATCAGGAAGATATTGTTGAACAAGATTACAGATGATTAGAGGATCAACAATAGGTTTGATTCCTACACCATTTAAAGTGGATGTAAGAAACTCTATTAAAGAAGATTCTACGAGTGATAGAGAATCACCTGATAGAATACCTAGAGCAGGTACATCTAATCCTGTATATCTCACACACCTATCTGAGACAATCTCAGTGCATCCGTTGTAACAGTTTGAACAAGACATTTGTATAATTTATTTATTGATTAATATTTTAACTCTACTAGCTATTCTTTCTATGGAATATGATCCAGCATATTCTGGGCTACAATACTTGTAAGTAAGTATTCTTTTGTAGTTGAGAAGATCCCAAATCACTGTTCCTGGAACAGGCCAGTTTAATTGAAACACAATGTTGTTATATTCGTTCTTAGCTAGTTCTGTAAGCTTGCAATCAATATCTGCAAGCAATGCAGGAACACTAGAACAATCAACGCAATTTGTAAGCCTTGGATATAACATTTTTTATTCTTTTAGTAGCTTGTTTAATAGCATTGTTGCAAGCTGAACATAGACCGTTTATCAATTGACAGCCACATCCAACTTTAACACCGCAGTTTCTACAGTTTGCCATATTAATAGAAATTGTTTACATAATTGTTACCATAGCAATTACACCTATTTGCTATGAATTGGTTTAACATCATATTTGCTTGATTGTACAGTTTATTAGCTGTATCAATAGCACAATTATTTGCAGCAGCAATAGATCCTTGTATGAAGTAATAGATGCTGTTTAGATCTACCATCTGTTGTTTTCTAATAGCTGCATCACATTCCATCATATCAAGCTTCATGAATGCACTATCAAACTTCTCTTGAAGTTGATCAACACGCATTATTGTTTTCTGCACAAAGTTCTGATATGCAGGAGCAACAGAGTATTTAATATAATAAACTCCATCAGGAAGTGGTAACAGAGGATCACCAACTGAAGTTATTCCTAATGAAGCAGTAGTGTAAATGTTGAAGTCATTTATGTTAAATGGAAGGCTGACTAGACCAAATCCTGGAACATCTATCTCTATTGTAGGAGAGCTAACAGGAGGAGCTGCTGGGTAAGTTGATGCATCAGCAATACCCAACGTTTGTACGTTGTATGTAGGAATTACTAAAAAATCTAATTTCAAGTCTGCCATGTTCTTCTAAATAAATAAGCCAGAGGATTTGAGAAGATCCTCTCACCCTCTGGCTTAGGTTATATGATATTGTTTCTACCTCTTATTAAGGAACAAGAGTGGTAGTGCTTGAAGTTGTAGGCCATACAGTGGTAGTTGTAGATGTAGTGCTTACACAAGCATTATCATCAGCAACAAGACCAAGACCAGCCTCAAGAACAGCCTGAATTGCAGCACTCAAAGCTTGAGGAGCAGCAATGATTACAGTGCTATCTTCCTTGATGTAGTCACCCCAAGAATAAGCAGATTTGTCATATTCGTTGAACTTGATGTAGAAGGTATCATAGGTAGTACCGTCAGAAACCCAAGACTCAAAGTTCTCGTTGTAACCTGCCATTCTGTAAAGATGCTTCAAGTAACCTGCTTGATAGCTATAGAAGTTCTTCTCGAGCTGCTTGATCTCATCAGAAGTACCTGAAGGATAAGAAGCACGCTGAATAACTTGAGCATCAGCAACAATGTTACAAGCATCTGCTACGATGAAGTCAGCAGTAGTAGCTGGTCCACTGTACACGAAAGTACGGAACCACATTCTGTCATACTCCCAAGGGAATGCAGCAACGTCACAAGGCTGACCATACTTGGTAAGAGGCTTACCAGAAATACGGAGGATAGCATTTTGATCGTTACCAATTCTTTGGAATTGATAGAAATCGTTGAAGTTGATGTTGTCTGGGTTGTTACCAGGAGCCTGAAGAGTCAATTGATAGATGAACTGATCAATCAATGCAGGTACATCAACATTAGTACAAGGGTCACCACCACACTCGCAACAAGGAGCTTGAACTGTTACAGAACGAGTGAAACCATTGAAATACAAAGTATCAAGGTAAGAAGAGTGTGCACGAAGTGTAAGTGTTACGATATCACCACACTGTACATTCCAACCAGATACATCTGTTACTTGGGTAGCAGGAAGAGGACAACCACTTACTTTGTACCACTCAGTAACGTTAGATTTACAGCTACCATCAACGCAACCAGCGATCTTATCAGAACGCTTTGAACCTTGAAGATATGTGTTTGTTCTACCTTGAGCTAAATAGAAGTATGGTTTAGCAGCGATGTTACCAGCGTTTGCAACACTGTAATCACTCCTAAAGATACCAAATTGACCTGCGGTCAAGTCTTGCGTAGAACCAGAGCTAGGTAGAGAGTTTCCTACTGGAACTACGAAGAGCGTAGTTAATGAAAAATCAGCCATTTTGTGCTATTTTAATGATTAAAAAACTTATTCGTTTGTCTGTATCCTATAGATTGAACTCTGGACAGCAGACTGATTTTCGGTGTACATTGCAAGGTTTTGAACTGTCAAGTCTAGAAGTTCATCCTCTAGATAAGTCTCAAGTTCGCAGTCTTGATTGAATGATGGTGTACCATCAAGCATGATGTATCCCTCTTTGTTAATATACTGAGGATACCTCATGTACATTATGTAAATTTTAGTTGGTATGAACGTACCATCTGTAAAGACACTTATCTGATCAGATGATAAGAAGTTAAAGGTTTCTTGATATTCAAAAGATGGTTTGTAATGATCGTTATTCAAAATGAATTGCAAATCACCATGCTTTGCTAAATCTCTATTAACCCATATCACCCTGTCCTTACATCTTCCTTTATCAGCCAATATGTAACTATCTAAATAAAACATATATTTAGGAGTCAATGCATGCAATGATGCTGCATATTGGTGAACCTCTTCGTTCATTAGAGTAAGATCAAGAGGTTGATGATTATAAGATTCTACTAAACTCTGGAGATCTTCATACCTTTTCTTAAAGGCATCCAATCCCAGACCAGAAACAGTACTTATACCATCAACCTTTTGCTTTATTAATTTAATCTGAGCTTCATTCAAAGCCAAGATTTTATCTTCTAATACTATCTGCTGATGTTCGTTGGTTGATAGCTTATTTAGTTTCTGATCTATCTTGTACAACAAACTATCTACAGGTATCATACAGAAGCTAATTTTTTACTTTTTAATTTTTGTTCTAGGGTGAGTAGTTCATCTTGATTATCCTCATCTGCAAGGAACTTTACCAATTCCTCTTCATCAATAGCCACTTCATATTCACCTTCGTATATTCTTCCATTAGGTTTAATTCTATAAACCGAATGTGACAAAGCTTGCTTAACTAAGTCTTTAATATGGAGTAAGTTTTCCTTCATATCTGCAAATCTTCCAAATATCTCAACTGGATTGAGACCTTGGTATTTACCATTCTTGAATTCTGTTTGTTTGAGAAGATTGTCCACTTGATTATACACAGCTTCTTCTTTTGTATCTTCTGTCACTGGTAAACCTAATAAACGAGCAACCTTTCTCTTTTTCTCAGGAGTCATAGAATCAAACTTAACAATAGCTTTATTGATAAGTTGTTTCTTCTTAAACATCACTGCATTTTCAATATCTTCATCAGCTACATAGAACTGTGTTTCTGCTGGAAACTCACCACGCTCCCAAGCTTGATAAGAGCTTGCAATTGTTGGGTGAACACGTAACCAAGCAAACGCTAGTTCCTGTAGAGGAACAGAAAGATCGAAATAATTATCTCCATCTACAAGTTTTACTGGTTGTACATGCAGCACGTCATCTGTAGAAGTTGAGAGTCCATAGTTCCAAAACTTAGAACGTGGTCCAAGATCAATACCACCAAGGGCATCTTGAAGCTTGTCACGAAGAGCTGTTACACGCTCAATCTCAATTTCTCTTTCAGTAGGATCACCAATTCTTCTAATGTATGCAGCTTGTGGATCTAATCCTGTTCTATACTGACCATCAAGTTCTTTGTAAGGATACTTGAATACGCCTGTACCAGGGATTCTTGTTAGACCTTTTTGAGCCAAACCGCTTTGCATTGTCTGCAACTGTGAGCTATTATACTCCTTCTTAATAGTGGAGATTTTTCCTGTCTTACCCATATGTAGTTTATTTTAACTTGGTTTTAATTTGCAGATGGGTCCCATCGAAGGGAATGCGACTGGGAGACACCCCAATCCATCCATCTGTAGTTTGAGGAGAGCCCTCCAAAGGTGGGAGGTAGGGAGGAGGGCTCTTCTCGGTAGGAATTGTCTAGAGATACTATCTCTAGAGAGGTTATTAGAACTGTGGGATTTCCTCAATAAGAACTGTACGAGACAAATCCTCAATGAATACATCGCAACGGTCTTTCATCCAAATCTCATAACCAGGGAACTTGTTAGCAGAGCTCATACCCTGAGACTTAGCAAAGCCTAAGTGGTGACGAGTTCCATCAATATATCCCCAAGTCATTGAAGGTGCACCCTTCATTCTTACTTCACGGATGTTGTTCACCATTGAACCATCGCTCATTGGAGATACATCAAATACCATGAATACAGGAGTAGATTTCTTGTTCTGACCGAATTCAAGGTTAGATTGTGGAAGATCCAACTCTTTCAAGTGAATCAACTCAACACGACCAGTCTCACGAGTAACCATTGCATCGAATGCAAAGTTATAAGTGATGTGCTGACCTTCGCCTTGCATATAACGATTTCCAGAATCAGCCATGAAGGTAAGACCACTGTTCAAAGCGTCATTCTTCAAAGCTTGTTGGAATACGTCAAAACCAGCTTCGTTAGTGTACATTTTAACTCTACGATCTTTAACATCAACCCTTCTGTAGAACAAATCACCAAATACAGAACGAATCAAGTTAGCAGAGAATTCACCACGATTGTATTGTACCAAGTTACCATTGTTACGCATTCTGTGATAAACACCAGCAGAAGTACGCTTCAATTCTTGCTTGCTACCATTTGTTTTAACAGTGCCTGGCTTAGCCCAAATCATACGCTTAACTTTCAATTCAAGCATAGACTTACGCATCCAGAACTCGATGAATGGTTCCCATTTAACATCGTTTCTTGTAAGAGGAAGTTGATTCCTACGCTGTGGAGCATAAACAAGGATGTCAAGAGGCTTACCAGAAGCATCACGCATCATTTTGTCATCAGCCCACTCAGTGATCTTGTGCTCGAAACCATATGCAGAACCTAAAGATTCAAACATAGTGATTTGCTCACCAAGACGAGGAAGACCAAGCAAATCTTGATCAAACTCACCAATAGCAGCATCTACAAGCTCAAGTTCAATACCATACTGCAAGAAAGTAGAAGATACGAAATCTACAGTAGGATTGTCACTGATAAGAGTGAAAGAATAAAGGAAGCCCATGTTCCAAGGAACTGGATCCTTGATAACATAGAAACGAGGACCGTACTGACGAGAACCAACAGAAACGATAGCGTTCTTAGAGAACTCATTGGTATCAAGTACCAATTGGAATTCTTGACCATCAATACCAGGCTTAGACAGCTCAGCTGTAGAAGTAGGTACATCAATGATCTTTGGGAACTTGTATGGAACTGCAACTTGCCATTTCCATGCATCACTGTTGTTGTCAATGTAATAAGGGGTTGACTTGTTGATCATGTCCAAGAAGTCATTGCTATAGAGGGAGCTCTGAGTGTAAAGGCTGATGATCTTTTTGTCATAATCAGCTGGCTCAGTTGAGTGGAAGCTCTCCAGGTGGTTAGCATCGGTAAGCTTACCAACAGCACGCTTATCCATAGAAGCCACCCTAGCATACGTAAATCCAGTTAAACCTGGGATTGTTTGAATTGCCATTTGTGTTATCTTTTAAATTAAAGGTTATAAATAAAATTAAAGGAACCAAGAATTAGGCTTGCTTGATTTACCACTGCTAGATTTCACTGAAGATTTGGAAGCTTGTCTAGCTACCTCACCAAAAAGATCATTTGATTTTTTGGTAATTCCTGTCTTCTGAATTGTGGATAGTGTTGGATCTTTCTCAATTATCTTGAGTAGAAGAGCAACCTTCACCTTCATTTCATGATTTTCAGGACGCTTCAGTTCTAGTATTGTACGGTCAAAGTCTGTGAGTGTTTCTCCAGAGGATGTCTTGTACTTATCTACTAGAAGGAAATCTTGTAGTTCGCTAGCAAGTTTTGGGTTTAGAGGAATACCATCAAACTCTTTTTGTTTGAGCTTATCCTGTAAAACCGTTTGTACATTAGCAACGTATTGCTGTTTGTACGCTTGTTGTTGTTTTAATTGTGATTCTCTTTCCTGTTCCATTTGTTGGAGCTTTGCAGCTTCCTTCTTAACAAGCACCTTATGGTGTTTTGTAGCAACAGTTTCGAGATCACCATAGTTTTTCAGACGCTCCACTTCTGTTGTAATGTCCTCAGCATCAAAGCCTTGGTCTGCTAGAGCTTGTTTAATAACTGCCACCTGATTATTCTCTTGTGACAGATCCATTTCTGAAAAACTCTGTATTTGATTATATGTGCCGAAATAATCCTTAGGGTTAACACCCTTTACAAAGATGGCATCAAAGGCTTGTTGGTAATCTTCACCAAACTGACCAATGAAATTATTCACCACCTCAATTGCACCTTTTTTCTTTTCTAGGTTGAATCTCTCAAGAAATTCCTCAGGAGTGGATATTGGTGTATCCTCTTCCTCATCATCTTTTGAAAAGACACCTAGTTTGAAAAGGTCTCTAGATAGAGCTGTGAATTGACTAACTTGTTCTTCTTCACCTTCTTCCTCATCTGAAGATTCTTCAGGTTTAGCTTCAGGAGTTTTCTTAACTTGTTGTTTATCAACCACTTCCTCTTCTTCCTCTTCCTCATTATCATCTCCATACAGAAAACTCTGTATGTCAACATTCTCTTCTTCCTTCTTTTCTTCCTGAGGAGCAGAAGCAGCTTTTGCAGCTTTCTTTTCAGGAGCTGGAGGAGCAGGTTCATCAATTGTTTTAATGTCATCAGGAGAACCTGTGGCAGTTTCAGGAGACATGAGATCGTTTAAAAGATCTGCATTACCCATTCCCATTTCCATTGTGTTCTCAATGCTAAAGTTTCCAAATGATGGAGTATCTAGATTTTCGGCCATATGTAGTTCTATTTATTTGGTTTTCAGCGTAAAAGTATATTAGAATTAGTTATTAACAAAGACATAGAACACTATATCACCCAATATTCGGGATAATATAGCATTATTATTTTTTACTCTAATCAAGTTTGTTTAGTATAGAGTCATTTATTATCCTGAAACTGCGTATAGGAGCTATGTCTGTAAGGGTGACTTGTTGAATGTCAACACCCCATTTTCTAGCTTCTACCCTCACCTTTTTAGTGAGGATGTTATCAATCTCAGGATCAATACACTGTTCTAACGGTAAGGATATTACAATGTTCTTAATGATAGACTGTGTCATGTCAGCCAAAGCATCCTGAGCATCAAACACCTCAAGAAGGAAAACCTTCACATCAGCTATCTTATACTTGATAACTCCTTTCACCACAATGTTCTGACGATCCTTTGTATAGAGCGATTGGGCTGCTAAACTCAAGGTTGTAATTACAACGTGCTGACTTATCACCTCATCAAATATTGGAAGTTTCACGTGGAACCCTGGTTCCAGTACCTTCTTAAACTTACCATTCCTCAATAGAACTGCTTGTTCATAGCTAGGAACAATTACAGCAGGTATGATGTAATTCCACCACGAAGTGAGCAGATCTATGAGTTTATCAAACATTATTTAGATTTTTTGTTCCTACCTTTAGCATTCTCCTTAGCAATAGCTAGATCGTTTGCTTGGTTTTCTCTAGCTAGCTGTAGCTTTTCTCTTTCGAGCTGTAGCTTTTCAGCAGCAAGTCTGTTCTTATTCTGTATGTCTGACATCTTAAGTTGATAGTCTTTAGCTGCAGCAGCTTCCTCACTAGCAAACTTACTTGCCTCTAACACATCAGGAACAGCGTTTGCATTAGCATCTTCACTCTCCACTCTACCAAATCCTGTAGCTTGAATGATAGCAATCTCTTTCTTGTTGATTCTGTCAAGCTCTTTCTGGTAGTTGTCATTTGCAATTTTCTGCTCATTAGCAAGCTGTGCTTGTTCCAATTGAGCTTGTGCAATTTGAGCTTGTTGCTCCATTTGCTGCTGTTGCTGTTGCATCTTCTGATCTTCCAACTGCTGTTGTCTATCCTTAAGCTGCTTGAATACCTTCTTCATTTGTCTCAATGAATCAGTAGAGTAAAGCTCAATGATGTCATGTAGAGAACCACCGTTCTGAATAACAGCTTGAGACAAGCTTCTGATTTCTTCAAATGATTTCTTATCTTCAGGTCTATTAGTTGCAAACACTTTCAAATCACGGAACTTAAGATCTGTACCATTCACTTGTACAAATGCAGACTCTCCATCTGAAGTGATATATGAAATAGTTGACTGAGGCTTCTTACTTTCTACATACAAAGAAGCATCAATGATTGCTTGGTACAATTGACCAAGAACATATTCATGTGCTACAAACAATGGTTCTGTTTGAGCATATGATTGTTGAATTGCAGCTTGTGTACCTGTAGCAGACTCACTAGCTGTAACAGAACCAAGTCTTTGTCTTGTCATACCAATCAATTCCCAACACTCATTCTTCAACTGCATAGCAAGTTGATATCTAGATTGAATCTCCTGCGTACGTGTAAGATCAATATCTCTAAACTGATTGAATGAGCTTGGGCTCTTGAGGTTCTCAGGAGAGTCATCAATAAATACCACACCTCTATTTCTAGCTTCCATTTCCCAAATGTCAAGAGCATCTTGTGCATCACCATCCTTTGGAACAGGAACGTGTCTAATAGATGTTAGATAAACCTTACCCACTTCTTTCTCAAGGAGTTTGTAAAGCTGGTTCATACATACGTTATACAACACTTGGAAAGGTTTCATCAAGTCTACAAGACTCTTAGCCTCAGTGTTCTTCACTTCATAATTAATACCAATGATTGGACAATAGTTAAGAAGCTTGAATGGTTTGATGTGATAGATATCTGGTCCAACCTTAATTCCCTGATACCACTGATTAATCCATCCCCACTCTAAGCTTTGTTCTGTAGGAATAGTTCCACTCTTGTAGTTTTCATCTACTAATGTAGACTGTTCGTTTCCTAATTCATCCAAGTAGATAAGCTTACCTATCTTCTTCTTACTCAACCAATAACATCTCACCACTACATACTTGTATCCAAATGAAGACACATTTGATGTTAGTCCTAAGAAATCTTTTAGACCATCATTGTTCTCCTTCATTTCACTTTCGATAATCATACGAGTTTGAAGAACTAGTGGATCATACGTATCGTATGTCACTGAATCAATGCCTGGTGTTACGTTAGGGTTACCTAGGTTGGATTCACGAACATTAATAAGTCCGTAGTCTTGGAGAGAACTTCTTAGATGGTCTATTTCTTCCTTTGTAAGATCAGGAACACTTTCAATAATTTCAGAAAGCTCCATCACTTGCACTGTACCAGCAGCATAAGCACCTTGTGCTCTACCTGTTGGATCAGAAATGTATTTTCTATCTGGTGTTGTTAAGAACCAAGTGTTCTTAGGGTTAGCCACTTCAATGTTATATCCCACCTTTGAGTTATCCTCATAGATGTGGTAGTATTCACGAGCAGATATCAACATGTCTCTGAAGGCATCTTCAGACTTCTCTTTGATATTGAACTCAGCTTTTGTAGCTGTAAGAATGTGGTTAGCCCACTTCTCTGCTGCTGAAGTGTAAGAATCAAGTTCATCTTTCACTTCCTCAAGAGTCATCTGTTGAAGTTGTTCTTCATCTATCTCTTGTCCCTGAAGAGCAAGATTCTCTTGTATCTTTTGTTTAGCTTGAGTGATAACGTAGTTTTGAAGAATATCTGTTTTAAATTCAAGTTCTTCAGACTGGCTGTCTTCATCAAATGCTTTAATCCTGAAACCATCAGGACGCTTTGTTATCTCTCCAACAAGCTCGTTAATTGGCGTGGTGATGATAGAGTAGTGTTTCACATATGCAGGTAACTGTAGGTCAGCTGTGAGCATATCAGTGAAGCTTCTCACTTGAGGTTCTTGATAGAAATCCTCCATACGAAGAATACCTTTTACAAGGTCATAGTTCTTTACAAACGTATCTCTATTTTTTACATACTCAGCATAAGCTTTGTTGGCAAAATAGTCCATTGTGTTTTTAATCCAGCTCTCATCTTTTTTCTCCTTCTCAGTTTTAAATTGATCAGGAAAAATGTTCAGATAGGCGTATCTGATAGTAGCGTCTTTCGTATATCTTATTATTGCCATTATGTAAAAAGTTTACGTTTGTATTTACTTGATCCAAACATTCCTGGTGATTTTGTGTCAAACAATTTTATACCACCACCTCTGTTTGTGAATAATGCTTTCACTCTTTCATCACCGCTTCCTCCAACTCTACCCATAATTGGGTCAAGTTTGAGAGCCTGTGCTATTGCTAGTTCTGCTGCTACAATACGGTCAAAGTTTCCTTGATCATGGTATTGTATTATCTCCTCTAGAAGAACAGGATCAAACACCTTGCTCACGCCTGTTATCTCTCTAATCAGGTTTCCATTATCGTCCTTCTCTGTGTGTATAACTTCTTCCAAATACTTCTTCAAGCAGTTGTGAAGATAGTCAATTATCTTTTGAGAACTTCTATGTATACCATATTCACGTTTAACTGTGGTGTTTGGTACAATCTCCATCAACCATTGAGGTTGTTTCTCAAGATAGTGAGCGTCTCCTTTTGCTTTCATATATTCTATGAAGGAGATATCATCATTTTCACAGAGCGTTCTAGCATTGTAATACTTGATAAGCAATCTAGCTTGTTCTTCCCAAGTTTCCTTCTTATCAGGTCTAGCTACATACGAAGCTACGAACATATCTTGATATTTC